CAATTGAAACTGAATGTACCCCAGAAGAAATTACAGGGGTAATTGTTGATGCTTTGCAAGAACTCGTAGATTATCATCTGGAACGAATGAATAAGGCAGCAAATACAATCGCATACATAAAATCTACACACAAACCAATACCAAATTTGAGAATCACTGAAGCAAAGTCACAAAAAGAGTGGGAAGACTTCTGGAACAGTGACGATTGAGATAGTGGCACAGGGGTCTTGACGGACCCCTTTTTTCATGCCATACTATATTCATATTCGACAGCGAAGCACTTGACCGTTACTCTCCGTCCACATCAGCACAAAGCAGTCAACGCTATGTGGGATAATGATAAAGGTCAGGTCATCATTCCTACGGGTGGTGGTAAGACTATCTGCATGATTCAGGATACTATTCATCAGCAAGCGATCCCATCTGGCACCACTACTGTTGTTGTTGCTCCTCGTATTCTGCTTGCAGAACAACTCTGCAAAGAATTTCTTGAGTTGGTTGATACTACCTACACTCATGTGATGCACGTTCACAGTGGTGAAACTCATCACTTCAGTAGCACCAAACCAGCACAGATTCACCTGTTTGCTAACACTGCCCGCACTGCTGGTGAGAATGTTATCATCTTCACCACTTATCACTCCCTGCATCGTATTCAAGAGGCAGACATCGAAGTCAACACCATTTATTTTGATGAAGCGCACAACTCGGTTCAGCGTAATTTTTTCCCTGCTACTGAGTTTTTCAGTGCTGACTCTGATCGCACTTATTTCTTTACTGCTACACCAAAGCACAGTCTGACTATCTTCAAACCAGGAATGAACGATCCTGAAGTATATGGTCAGGTTATTTGTAATGTTCCTGCTCCTGAACTTGTAGAGCAAGGATACATTCTTCCCCCTAAAGTTGTGGTGCAAGAGTTGCCGACTGGTGACCAAAAGCAGTCTGATTGTAAGAATCTGCTGGACACCATTGATGCTAACTCACTCAATAAAATCCTGATTGCTGCACGTTCCACCAAGCAGATTGTCAACCTTGTTTCTCAGTCTGACTTCTGTGCTGAGTTGTATCAACGTGGTTACAACTGGATGTTTATCACTGCCAAGACTGGTGCTATCATCAACGGCAAGAAAGTTGATCGTGAGACTTTCTTCAAGACTCTCAATCAGTGGGGTCAGGATGATACTCGCTTTGTAGTTATGCACCACTCTATCTTGTCTGAAGGTATCAACGTAAAGGGTCTAGAAGCGGTCCTTTTTATGCGGAACATGGATTATATCGGAATCAGTCAATCAATCGGGCGTGTAATCCGTCTGGGTGGCACTGAGAAGTCCTTTGGACTTGTTTGTGTCCCTGTGTTTGACAAAGTTGGTATTTCTACTGCTCGTAGTGTGCAAGCAGTCGTAAATACTGTGTTTGAGGAAGGCAAACCTGCCATCTCTGAGGTGCGACGTTGACAAACTATGCTATAATAGTAGGTAGTAAATGGAGCAAGATCCATGCAATGCGATGTTAAATGTTATGTCAGCGGCAAGGTATTCAGTGTTAAATGCCTCGCCAAAGATTACAATGAGGCAAAACAAGTTGCCCTTGCTCAACACCCCAACGCACGCATTATGGGCGTGACAGCAGTATTCGACAAAGTACAATCATGACTGATACTAAACTCTGGAAGATTCTATCTAATGAGACAACTGGATGGCATCAAATTGAGGAAGCGAGTTGTCGCAAACTGACCAAAGAACAGTGTAGCGTAAGACTCGAACAACTGATGAGTGAGGGTTACAATCCCAAATATCTTAAAGCAGTTCCTGATAATGATTGAACTTCCTCATGATTTCCCCCATCAACCCCCGGAAGGATATTCGTACGAGGTTAAACCCTTTAAGCGTAATGTTGTTGCTATTTGGTTACAGCATCCCGATCGTTACAACTATAGCAGTGATCGTGTTTCTACGATCTGGGGGTTCTACAATACAAAATCGGGAACCTATTCAGCGCCTGTTAATGCCACCAAGTGTGGAGATCAGGTAGATCTAAAGGACACACGTCCGTACACATCTATGCCTCTTAAATTGAATGGACTCCAGTACGCCCTCTTACACTCCTAAGGTTGATGATTATGTTGTATGGAAAGACTCTCTAGGAAGAGTCATCGAAGGGTGGGTTTATTTCTCCAGTGAGTATTACATCACAATCGAAATTAGTGTCAGAGATAAACCTCCCTGTGAATATGCAAGTAATAGCAAGCATAAGAAAATTCACTGCTTAGTTTTATGTTTCCCTGAAAATTATCATGAACTGGAGTATGTCAAATCACGCAGCAGTGTGGTATAATAAAATGTCACTCAATAGGAGCAAATGAAGTATCTCTACATCGTGGACCATTTCTGTCCTTTCCCTACATCTGAATATGGTGGTGTGTGGAACGTAGTTGCAAAAGATGATGAAGAATGTTTTGATCTTATCACAGAATATGATCAAGAACAGTATCCACAATTCTATGGCAATCTCAGGAAAAATATACAAGATGCTAGAGCATATACATTGCTCGATGAGGTTAATAGTGAAGTGATCGAGGCGTTCACTACCTGAGGACAGTCCAATAAGTGTCACACGGGGGGTTTCTAACCCCCCATTTTCATGTATATTAAAGAAGTGGAGGGGAGACCCGACACAACAACCCGAGAGGTAAATCAAATGTGTTCTCATCCGCAGAACCGCCTCTCACACATTCTCTCTCATTATGGCAACTCGTTCACGCATCGGTATTCAACTCAAAGATGAATCTATTCTTTCTGTTTATCATCATTGGGATGGTTATCCTTCTTGGTTGGGTCGGATTCTTACGACGCATTACAATACAAAGGAGAAAGTAGCAGAACTGATTGATGGTGGTGATATGTCAACCTGCTGGACTGATACTGTCTGGGGCAAAGATCGCACCGATGGCAAAAAGTATGGTCCCGAAACTTATGCTGATCGTGGCGAAGATTGCCCTCCTCGTCTTGATAAGAATATGGCAGAATTTCTCTCCATGGGTGAAGAATACTCTTACATCTTCCGCAATGGTGAGTGGGTAGCATACGATATGCACCAGTTTGATGATACTTGGGCACCTGAAATTGTTGATATTCCAGAAGGTGCTCTTGCCTGTTGACCACAGG